ACTGAGTAATTGACCCTCATCAGATTCTTTATTAAAAAAAGGCTCTTCGCCTTCTAACTGGTGAACCTTATCTATCAGAATCTCCAATGTCTGATTTTGGAGTATCTGCATCTCTTTAATCTTGATGATCTGAGATTTTATTAAAGTAATTGTCTGTTCCATTTTTCCCTTTGCTGTTAATGATTCACGATTCATGCCAAACTGAATTGGCAGTTACATAACTTGTTTGAGCAGATATACTTGGTGCGATTGTCGGCTCCTTCGCCAAGTATCCGCAATGATTTCTCTGAGCAGACCACACATTTGCGATCTGCTACTTGTAACGATGCAATCACTATGCCATTGCGATCTAACTGGTCTTGAATGTTTCTTTGTCTGTAATCCATGTACCTCCTTTTGCCTAGTGGAATATTTTGCCTAGCAGTATTTACCTAGATTGGGTCTTAAGGTAGGAATTATTTGCCTAGTATTTTTCCTGTTGTAATCTTTTACTTCAGGAGATACAGGTAATGGTTCCCAATCATCGCACCCAAGTATAGGTTCAGTAGTTACAAATTTATTTACAGGAACAGGATAATTCTTTTTGTAGAAAGCAATTTGATCCTGTAAATTTTCATCGTAAGGCAAGATTACCTCAAGATGTACCCATTTATTTTCGTCTTCGCTAAGGACAAAAACTTTTAGTTTTAACCAGTCCATATTATCTCCTCATTAATTAATTGTTAAGTGTTTTTGGTTACTGACTTATATGTTTCATTATCCATGCCACATAGTATAATCGTGCATTTCTACAGGAATATCTGGAATTTGTCCTGACTTTCCCAAAATAATTTATGGAATTTTCCCATCAAAAATAGGTGAAAAATAGAATATTCCATATTAAACAGTTATTGCCTGTCTTGCTTCTCTTGTAAACCAGATTGGATGATGCCTTGAAACATCTCTTCCATCAATGAATTGTTTTGATCCCTCACCAATCTTATCGCACCATTTAATGTAGTTAAAATGCCCTCCTCCAGTTTGTTGAACTATAGAGAAATAGTTTTGTCTACGCTCTCTTAATTTATTTTTATCCTTACATTTCTTATTGTAGTCTGTAATCTTTTGATCAAGATTATTCCATTTAAGTAGATTACTATCCAAGCATGAAAATTCATCCATGCCTGTAGCAAGTAATCCTGCAAACGATGCCTTCGCCAATCCAAGACCATCTGCCTGTAAAAATAATTCCAATATTTTATCGGCAATAACAGTCTTAGCTTTTTTACTACGCAATATTTTCATCATGTTGTCATAGTAATACTGGCGTTTCTCGCCAAAATGGTTGATGTAATTCATTCTCCAAGAGAATGCATCATCCTTAGTGAATCCATTCTTATTGTATTGAGAAAAGATATTGGTTAGTTGATTGGTATTTCTTTGTACTGTTCCATGAACCCTGAGAACTACATCGTACAAAGTATCTGGATTCTTTTGTGCGTACTTAACTACACACATTAAATCCTTAATGTACTCACACATAATATTCTCCTGTTCGTTACGGCATCCATTAGTGAATACCTCAAAGCATACCAAGCATAATATGTGCCAGATATGCTTCAAGTTATCAACTAAAATCAAATTCTAGCTGAACAGCATCAGAGGTTTGATCATTGCTAGGATAAAGTTTATTGTAAACAAGTTCTTTGCGTTCATTTAATTCATCATTAGCAACATCTTCGGCTCTCTTGTATGCTTCAATATAATCGTCCATATTCCTCCTGTTAGTTATGATGTTCGTTAGTGAACATCTTCGGTAATCCTTGCAGAATATTCGCTACATGGATTACCTGAGACATCAACTATTGGTTTTAACTTTAGCTACCATGTTCCTGAGAGCATTCTTCAATGCTCGCTCAGATTCTTTGTAGTATTCTAATTCCTCCTTCAAGTTAGTGATCTCCTTATTGAGAGCCTCAATGCACTCTGTTTGATTCATCATTGTAAAATCTTTCATATTTCTCCTGTTGTTTACGATTAAGATAAAATACTATTAAGTAAATTAAGAAAATTATTTTCGCCATAATTTCTCCTCTTCATCATGATGTTCATCTGATGCACCTCTATCTGAATCCGGTTCATCATATCTATGTCTATAAGGATAACCATAATCCTCATTATTTCCCCAAAAATTTCTTGGAAACTTTTTACGTCTTCTCATATTATCTCCTTTCTATTTTCATTTGAGTATAGACAATTCTTGACCGTACCAAAACGAGTCAGGATGCGATGAAGGAGGATAAGTCATATTTGCTCCTTCAGGAAAAAAATCACTTGGTTCATGTTTATAATATAATTCTATATTTAAATGAATACCTGTTTTCAAGTCTCCATTTTTGTCTCTAAGTTTTGTGATCAAAATATCTGCATCATCTTGATCAATAAAACCATTGTATAAGAGTTGATAGATTGCGTTACTAACTTTATCCATGTTATTTAACATATTGTCTCCTGTTATGGTTACGATGCTCGTTAGTGAACATCTCAAATGCCTCTGATAATCTGAGAGGCATTCAAGTTATCAACTATTGGATCTAGATCATGTTGTTCTTGATCGCATCCTCCTTTGCATATTGTTTGTACCGCTCTACGTGAGCGATAAACTGATCATGATCCATGAATCCTGTGATGGTCATGATGTCTTGGTTAGGGAACCAAGTATTCTGGATTGATGTTAGTGTCTTCCATTCATCGGAAGACCATCTCTTTTTATTTGCTGAACTAATAGCCATGTTATCTCCTGTTTAATTGTTATTGGTTATGAGCATTGAACATCAAATTTATCTGCATCACCAATCATGTCAGGATTAGCAATGTGCCATTCTACTTCCGCATTCATTGTACCGATTGCAGATTCAAGATCAGATTCGTATCCAGCAAACCATTCATCGCTGATGTATCGCTTATGGAAGAATGCTCTAATCTCGTATTCATCGCATTCATTTTTAAATACTCTTAATTCCAGATCATTATCTACTTGACCATCATCGTTTATGATCTCAACTACTTGTTTTGCTAATACTCTCATATTGTCTCCCAGCCTAGAATGTTGAACATTGCAGTTTTTACCACAATGGTATTGTCAAAGATTGATTCCTTCTCCACATTATTATTACGTATCCAAACGTATGCCTTTGTGGTTAAGCCTAACTTTTTGCGATTCCTTAGATACTTATTCCTCAGATACTTCTGCTTCATCGCTTCCTTCGCCCAATCGTCTTCGCCATATGGATGTTTCATCTCGTCTCCTGTTATGGTATGATTAACTGATGTATCCTAACCTTTATTGATTAGGAGCCTATATGGTATCAAACTGGACAATGATGTCAAGCTAAACAATCAAATAATTAATTGGTAATAATATGAGAGACAAACTAACACAAAAAGAATTAAAGTTTTCAATAGCTTACGCTTCTGGATTGAATGCTAAAGATAGTGCTATTACTGCTGGATACAAGGCCAGTAATGCTAGTCAACAAGGCCACAAATTACTTAATGGATCGAAGTCTAGCCTAATAAATAGGGAGATAGACAAGAGGATAGAGGATTTACAGATCACATTAGGTATCACTAAGCAATCAGTACTGAGTGATCTGATTCGATTGTATAATCAAGCACTTACAGCAGAATCTCATGGAGTTTGTAAAGATATTCTCAAGCTATTAGGGCAAGAGATCGGCCTATTTAATGAAGCTAAACAGGTTAAACATGAGCATTCAGTATCATTTGAGCAACTATTATCTGCTTCAACTACTAAGGATATTACTCCAGAAAAGCCAGCAATAACAATCAATTAGGCTCGGTCCGGTTTCTAATTCTCAGGAAATAATAACGGGATGAAATGATAGTGATCCGAGCCGAAAAACGATTGGGGGGGGCGGGGCGCATCCCCACCCCCTATATCATACATAAAGTAGTTATAGGCATTTATCCACACTTGCATATTTCAGGGTTTTAAAAGAGAATACTCAAAGGGCTTTGTCTCCAGCCCTAGACAGCCCTGACCCCCCTTAGTACCTCGGTTGGGGCTGTCATTTACTGGGGGCACCATTATAAGGAGACATGGAAGAGAAAGAAATAATACAGCTTATACGGAAGTTACAGGCTGATCCTCAACTTTATTTTGAACATTGTTTAAAAATTCAGAATTTTGGGACAGGAGAGCTTATACCGTTTAAGCTAAATGAGGTGCAACAGATAATGCATTCTATGATGCAGAGACAGTTAGCCGAGCATAACCATGTTAGGATGATTGTTTTAAAGGCCCGCAGGTTCGGCATATCAACCTATGTACAGGGGCGGTACTTCCGTCATGCCGCAATGAACCATAATAAGGTGGTACAGATCACCACCCATAGTAAGGCGGCTACAGATGTCATGTTTGCTATGACACGTACAATGGAGCAAAACCTTCCACAGGAAATAAAACCACAACTTAAATATAGCGGTAGGCGTGACCTTCATTGGGGAAGTGAGGACGGGGGGCTTAATTCCTCTTATTCTTTATCAACAGTAGGGGGTCGGGAGGTACGTGGAAGTAAGATAGATTACCTACATTGTAGTGAGGTAGCATCTTGGTCAGTCTCAGGAGAGGACTACCTACTTGGGCTGCTCAATTGTGTGGTACAAGGATTTCAGACAGAAGCGGTAATAGAATCAACGGCTCAGGGCGTAGGTGGTGTATTTCATGACATGTACTGGGATGCGGCAGAAGGTAATTCAGGATGGGAGAGTGTGTTTTTCCCTTGGTATATATATAGTCACTACAGTAACCCTTTTAAGTCAGAAGAGGACAAGGAGTTATTTAAGAATGAGTTAGGACAGGATAAGAGATACGGCGGTGAGGAAG